GCCATCCAGGCTTCAAACTGCACATAGTGCGACGACATTCCGTTGTCACTCCACGTCCATATGGAGAAAAGTTATGCCATCCGAATCTTGGGTTAAGAATGCCGATAATGTATTAGTCTACACGACGACCAGCTCCAATGGAGCAAGCCCGTCTGTAACTACCACGTATAATGGCAATCTTCTCTTAGAACGGATGGACAAATCTTGGACTTCTGTGAACTCTCCTCGGATTAACGGGAAACTCTCATTAAGAGCTAACCCGTTTACTCTAAGTAAAGTTCACTCTACTTATGAGCCATATTCGCTTACGCGAAGCGGTTCGGGTGGATCTGGACCATCCAGGTATGCTTTCAGCGCAACCTCTAAAGTTGTAGATCAAACATTGATTTACGTACCTAGTGATCGCTGGAACAAACCTGAGGGTGAAGCCTATGAAAAGGCATTAACTCAATGGTACCAGAGATGTGCTGCGCAACGCGCTAACCTAGGGGAACTCTTTGCAACTAGACGACAGACTGTCGGGATGATTACGCAAACTGCTAATCGTCTCGCTCAGGCTGCTGGTCGGTTACACAGAGGGGACCTTGGTGGCGCTGCTGCGGCCCTGGGTGTTTCCTGGAATAAACCAGGTAACATCAGACCGGCGCAAGCATGGCTAGAGATGCAGTATGGGTGGAAACCACTCTTATCTGACGTCTACGAAGCCGTTGAAGGGTCTTTTCGACCTGAAAGTATCTACATTTCTACGAGTGCTACAAAAACGGAAACGTTTTCGTATAACTCGGATAGAAATAACGCTACTTACATCGAAGCAGGTTGTAACTTTAAGTCGCGTGTTAATATATGCGCTAAGGTTACTGTCGCAAATCGCCCTATTTCAAATATGGGGCAACTAGGTCTATTGAACCCGGCACTCCTAGCCTGGGAACTCTTACCTTACTCGTTTGTCGTTGACTGGTTCATACCTATTGGTGGATACCTTGAAGCACAAACAGCAACTGCCGGTTTAGTTGTTTCCGATGGATCCGTTACGAAAACGCGGTCATATGACATGCGTATTCAACGTGTCCTCGGTAGAAACTATCCGTCGGATTATACGTCCTTCAGCCCTAGTACTAACGTCTTGCATTATCGTTCTAAAATTAGAACGTTAGGCAATCCTGGTAGTCCTCCGTTGCCGAAGTTTAAAAACCCGGTGTCAATCACCCATGGCCTTAATGCTCTAGCCTTGCTGGCTGAGGCATTCAGGAAGAGGTAATTATGCAAATTGCTAATATTGTACTCGCGGACGGCCAAGCTGCTCCAGCAAACAAAACGTTTGAACCTCAACGAGGTCAAAATGGCGTGACTGATCCTGCCGAATGGTGGGAAAAGTCAAGCCCGACCCTTAATGGTTACCGCCGTTTAACAGCTTTGGTACGGCGTAATGCCGCATCTAAGTCTGTTAAGGTGAAGGTAGCTATTTATGACCCTACACTTGCAGTTACTGCGCCCTCGACTGCTTCAGGTATCCAACCCTCTCCCACTGTTGCATTTACATGCCCAGTGTTTATAGAGTTTACGCTACCTGACGCCTGTACTGTCCAGAATCGCAAGGATATCTTAGCTTACGCTAAAAATTTCCTCGCTTCTGCGACAGCTACAGATCTAGTTGTTAATACTGCTCCGCAGTATTAATTTCCTAAAATTCGAGTCTAGTTGAGAAGTTTATGATCAAATCTAAACCGGTTCAGCAAGCGCTGATCCCAACTAATATGTACCTTCAAGGTATCTTTGAAGCCATCGGGACACCTAGGGCATTGTCTGCGTCTATTCTCCTTAAATATAATGAGATTGACCAGATGTTGTCCTTGGAGGCCCGACCTTCAGATTACCTAGAAGCCTACATGTACCTATCAGACGCGCAAGTCACCGCATCGTTTCGGAAGAATCCAGCAATTGGTTCAACCGTCGATTTGGAGGCTGTTGCCGTTGAGAAGTACTTTAGGGCGGAAGCTAAGTGCAAGGATACGAACGACTATCTCCGAAGACGAATGTATGTTGGTTCAACCAACCTTGCCGGGTATCTCTACTCGGCTAAGAATTTTATACATCGAATCCTCGGGTCGGTCCCAACTATCCTTGAACCTGACTTTGGCCCAGGCGCATCGTCTGCGTGTAGGGGGTTTGAGGCGACTATTGTTCACAAACTTAGTACACAACCTGAGTGCACACTCCTGGCTCGAAGCCTAGTAATCGAAAGTATCCGCGTTCTACTTCCAGCTTATGCTGTGAGTTGCGGAATATCCGATACTTACTTCGAACCAATTAACACCGAGAGCATTCCACTTGTTGCAGGTAACACTTTTACCACTGTCCCGAAGGACAGTCGAAGTAGACGTGGAATCTGCGTGGAACCCCATGGTAATATCCTTACGCAAAAAGGGGCTGGTAATTTTATCCGCAAACGCCTCAAAAGGGCGGGTTGGGATCTTAATCACCTACCACTATTGCATAAAGAATATGCCAGAATGGGGTCTATCGATGGATCATTCGCGACCATCGACCTCTCGTCTGCATCAGATACCATCTCAATCGAGCTGGTACGCGAATTACTACCTCCTGATTGGTTCGACTTTTTGAACCGGATCAGGTCGCATAAGACGCGTATCAACGGCGAGTGGCTCAAATGCGAGAAGTTTTCCAGTATGGGAAACGGTTTCACTTTTGAGCTCGAGACTCTTATCTTCCTGTCCCTCTGCCACGCTGTAAAGCTTGAACGAGGTCGCAAGGAGGACATCATCTCGGTATTTGGTGATGATATCATAGTTCCGACGTATCTCGCACATCGCGTTATCGACCTACTTAAGGAGTGTGGATTCGACACTAATACGGAGAAAACCTTCGTCGATGGTCCCTTTCGGGAATCATGCGGCTTTGATTTCTTCTCCGGAGTGCCTGTCCGCCCTACCTATATTAAGGAGGTATCACGTAATGTTACGGAAGCGTCGTACACGATCGCCAACCGGATACGTGAGATTGCTTATAATCTTGGGCATAATAACCTTTGCGATAAGCGTTTCAAGCGTATCTGGGACATGGTCGTTAGAACGATCCCCTATGAGCTTCGATGTTTTGGCCCTGCTTCGTTTGGCAGTAGCCGCTGCACCTTTCGCTCAATAGAGGTGCCTTTTGGACAGTTAAATATGGATAGCTTAAACGACCAGGTTATCGCCTGTGAGTATAAGCCATCTTTTAAATGTCGGAAAGGGTGGTCATTCAGAGTCAGCTACCTGGCACGAATCACTCGTAACCGGGTTATCCCACCATCAAATGGTCGGATTCAGCTGGCGTGCGCTTTGTATGGTGTTCCGTCCGTCGGGGTTTCCCCACGTGGCTCTGGTTACACTATTGTTAAGCGGCACACGACTTCATGTATATGGAGTTCCTCAGATCTTGCTTGGTCTAACTAAGCAAATTATCCTTG